TCTCGTCCTTGTAGCGCTCGAGGCCGAAGCCGAAGTCTTGCTGCGCGGGTCCGGGCTTGCCGTCGAGCTTCTTGCCGTCCGGCAGCGCCCACTCGCCGGCGTAACCAATGCCCTCAATGTATGACGTTTGGTCTGGCCACTCGCGGTAGACCACAATGCGGCCGGATGTGTCATGCACCGTCCAGATCATCGCCCAGTTCTTGCCGCTCGCTGGATCGACCCAGTGGTAGCGGGTGCCTTGCGGGACATCGCTGTGGCGGATGACGTGGACCTTAGGGTTGAAGAGCGGGAACCGGCCGCTGATGGCCTTGGTCGGCACGCCGTAAGCGCGGCAGAGGATTTTCTCCTTGGTCTCACTCTGCAGCTCTTTCTTCATCCGCGACCAGCCGGCCCAAGGGTTTGACTGAGTGTGGAAGTAAAGGATCGGGCGACCCTTGGGATTAATCTGCTCGATGGGCACTTTGTCGTAGCCGGAGATCTCGCCTTTGTCGTTTTTCAGCGGGAGCAGCTCGGCGGCGGTGTCGGTGATGGTCTTGGCGCCAGATAAGTAGTCGGCCACAGTCGGCGACCAGCCTTCCACCGGCGTGAATGTCACGGCGAGCTTGCCGTTCCGGTCAACCAACCGGAAACGGAGGGTTTCAAGGACATCCAGCGGGACCAGCTCGTCCGCCCAGGCAAAATCGATTTCGCCGCCCTCCAGGGTGCTTGGATCTTGAGCGTAGTTGCGGAAAATGCAGATCGATTGGTTTGGTGCGACGAATTTTGCCTCGGTGAATCCGCCCTTAACGCTGTAGGTGATGTTGGTGACCTGTCCCTTGCGGGCGTTTTTCCACTCCGGTGGGACATATTTCCAGACGCGCGGCTGCTGCAGCTCAATACTGTTCGGCGCCGTGGTCTGGAAGCACCAGACAACGGCACCGGGCTTGGAATACATGATTTTGATAGCTTCCTTGGCCGCCCACTCCGTCTTTCCTGAGCGGTTGCCTCCAAGCACCAAGATCTCGCGGTGCTTTTCCAGCAATTCGGACGCGCGCTTCCACACCGGCGGGATGTAGCCATAGCGGAACGGGTCTGATGCCTCGCGGGCGATCAGCTCTTCCCTCGTTTTTAAGTATTTCCAGCCTTCGTCGGCGCCCAGTTTTTCGAGCAAGTCGAGATCGACCTGCATGACAGGGTGCGGTGTGGGCTTGAAGCGTGTCTGGTGCTCGTTCACGAAAAATAAATGGGCGCCGGCTGGTTGGCGCGCGGCCCCTCCCAGAGCCGATGTTGTTTATGCCGAGCCGGCGCCCAAATTTTTGATGTCCATCGTGGGATTCTCCAAGACAACGAACTGATCGCTGCGCATGTAGCGCGTCTCGCCGGTGTCCTCGAGGATCACGGCGTAAATGTTGTTGAAATAGGCGCCCTGCGACTCCACATACCACACCGAGCCAAGACCGAGCGGGGTCTTGACGGGAACGGGGCGGGCGAATTCGTGAATCATTGGAGATTTGAAATTTGAGATTTCAGAAAGATTGCCGGGAACGGTGCTGCAGCACCTTTTCAGCACGCGGGTTGCCAATCTTGCGGCTCCAGTGGGACATGGATTTTAGCTCCATGCAGGCGGATAAACCGTGGATGCCTCCCGAGATCGATGTGGCGGGTCGAAGCCCTGCTTCACTGCCGCTCATCCGTGTAACCATGCTGCCCGGACAAAAAATGTGCAGGCGCCCCACTCGTCTCGCTCGGTGGAGCTGGGCATCCCGGAGATGGTCCGCGGCGTCACACCACATGAACGCCGGCAAGAACCCGCTTGAGCCTGCAACTTATAAATCATTTGGATTTGCGCTTGCGCGCGGCGAAGGCGGCGGCGAGGGCGGGCAAATTATTGCTGGCGCGGTCGCGGCCGACTTCGTTGAAAAGTTTGATGGCCTGCTTGAGCTTGGCCTTGATCTCTGGCGTGTCGGTCGGATGACTCGTCAGGTCGTACATGTCTCGAGGCTTAGTCATAGATGGTTACCCTCCACAGCCCGATTTGGGCGATGCTGTAGCCCAGCCAAATCAGACTATGCCAGTAGCGGTGCTGGAGCAGGCCGAGGTCGATGGCAACGGCGAAGTAGATAAAGCCCACCAAGGCGATGAGGACGCTGGAGGTCATCGCTTGTTAAGCGCCTCTTTTAAGTCATGTCGAGTGTAGTGCAGGTCAGCCAGCAGCACCTCGTTGGATTCGCTCATTTCGTTGGCGATCCTTCTGGCCTCGCGCAGCTCATGCTCAAGGCGCTCAATCTTGTCGCAGGCGTCATCAATCGCCTTGCCGACCCTTAGACCGCTAGGCGGCTGTCGGTCATCTTCACCGCGGCGCCAGCGATTAAAGTTGCGCAGAAAGGTGACGGTTGGGTCGCTCATCGGCGCGCTTTGGCGGTTTTGGCGGATGCGCGGAAGGCTTTGGCGGTCGGCGCGCCGGCAGACCCGGGCTTGCGCATGCGTTCACCGCTTCCGGCGGCGATGCGGGCCTTTTTGGCGTGGATGTTTGCGTAGAGTCCTGCGGGTTTTTTCATGGTTTGTTCTTTTTGATGGCTTCTCGGAAAAGGTATTGGATCAAGTAGGCGCCGGTTTCTTCGTCGCTTGAGGTGATGTGCTTCAAGAAATCCTGCACAACGTGATACAGCTCATGGACGAGCGAGCCGGTGTCGGCGGCGTCTTCAATCCAGACGACCGCTTGGCTGCCGAGGCACATGGCCCAAGCGGCGTCTGAGTCGTCGGGCTGGTTGTCCGGGTCTTTGGGGTCGAGATTGAGAATGTTCGCACACCGCCGGATCGCCGATGCCTGTGGCGTTCCACAATAGAACTCCACGACCAGACCAAAGGTCTGTTCTCGGACGACGAACCGGCGGGTGCGTTTCATTAGGCGGCTAGGAGTTTTGCTTTTTCAGCCATGTAGCATTCGTGCGCTTCGGCCTCGGTGGAGAACATGCCCAGATGAACTCGTTTTCCGCCCACAATGAGACGAGACTGCCATTTGTTGTAGCTTTTGCGGGTGCCTGGCATCGATTTGCCGCAACGGAAAACTCGGTTCATGTTGTTAATCTCCCATGTTGCTTGGCGAAGATTGTCGATGGTTGCGTTGAGCGGATTGCGATCAATGTGATCAATCATCTTTGGAGGCGCGCCGCGCTTCAGCGACCAAACAAACCGGTGCAGCATCATTGGCTTTCCGTTAATTAGTGCCGTTGGATATTTGCCGACACCCTTTCCGCCGGCCATATGCCAAGTGTAATTTAGCACATCATCTTTAATGTCCGCATCGATAACTATTGCTGGAACAATGCGCCCAGCCCTTGTCACCCTTTCTTGGATTGTGTAAGTTGATTGCAGGTTCATCTTAGGCAGCTTTCTTGTAACGCAACCCGGCGTAGTAGAGATCAAGGCGGGCCTTAAAGTATTCCCACTCGTTGTCGCTGCTGAACATCCACTCGATGCTGTGGTCGTCGGCGCGGTCCTTGCCGATACGGACAACGGCGCGGCGTTGCACGACTTGGTCCTTTCGGTTCTCATTCCACAGTCGCTCGTAGGCTGCGAGCTGCAACTTTTGCGAGGTGTAGATGCCGGCGCTGGTCTTCCAGTCAAGGAGGACAACGCGGCCCTTGCTGTCTACGCTCGGAGCGTCGATGGTGCCGCCAAACAAGTGAGCCTCGCTGACGAGTTGCACCTCCGGCTCCAGCACGGTCAGCTCTTGCTCGTTCCAAAACTGCAGGAAGTTGGCGAAGGCGATGTTGGCGCGCTCAATGTCGGCGGGCGCATATTCGCTCAAGTCCGGCTCCCAGCCATGGAAGTGGCATTCGATCAAAAAATGGCAGATCGTGCCGATATCCGCAGCCTTATCCCTAACCTTGCGGAAGTCTTGTCCGGCATTGCCTAGGTTCCACGCCCATGTGATGAGGTTGCTCTGGTCGTCGCCGATCTTGGCGATGGTCGAGGCGCCGGGAACCTGCGAGCCATCTTTAAGCAGATACTTTTGATGGCTGCGCAGCTTCTGGAGCTTGACGATTTTCTGGCCGGCCGCGTTATAGCGGTCCGGCTCAGGTGCGGGTGCGGCCTTAGCCGGTTTGCGTGTGGTGTTTTTCTTGGGCATGGCGATTACCAGCTGATCTCCTCGTCGTCAGTGCCGGTCTTGCGTGCGGCAGGCTTGGCTTCGGACACGTCGAAGCCGTAGGACACGGCGCTGCCACCGTCGCCCCAAGTGACCAGCTCAAGGACTTGCACCGCTTTGGGCTGGAGCGTGACGCCGGCGCCGAGGGACGCCGTGTACCAGCAGTAGGGAACTACCGCGACTTTGATCTTGGAGCCGCCGCCGATGTTGTCGGTGATGGGTTCGCCCGCGGCGTTGAAGAGCTTGGGTGCGCGGCTGTACATCTCGCCGTCCTTGCCCTTGCCCATGGCCTTCACCTTGAGCTTGAGTTGGACGAGGCCGTCGTTGTCTTCCCACGGCGCGGCGTGCATTTTCAATTTGTCCTTCTTCAGCTCGGCCTTTTTCTGCGCAACGAACTCGGCGAGCAGGGACTCGACTTGGCTGAGGAACGGTTCGGCTTCCTCGGCAGACATCTCGAGGTTGACTTTGTAAACGCCGACTTCATCGAACTTCGTGTCGGGTTTATTGAGGCTGGCGTAGCGGGCGATGCCCACGGGCGTGGTTATGGTTTTGGATGGCATGGTTATGTGTTTGGTTGGGTTTTTGGTTGGATAGGAAAGTCGGAGTGACGCATCAGGGCGCAGAAGTCCTCTTCGTTGAGCGTATAAAGGCGGCGGCAGTCGTCTTTGCGGTGGACAACTACGGCGCGTTGCTCCGGGAGTTTGTCGCGCTGCGCTTGAGCCATGGCCGCATCAAGATCAAAGCGGGCGCGGCCGTGGCGCTTGCACTCAAAGTGCCAATCCGGCAAGCAGGGCACGACAACATCGGGAGCCGAGATTCCCCACGATCCTTGGCTCACTTGCGCACCCCGCTTTGCCGGAAATCCTTCGGCGGTCAACGCCTTGGCGACTTCGCGTTCAAAGCATGCGCCTTTCTGGCGGGAGTTAATCATGCGGCCTCCTTTAGGCCGTTGCGTCGATCCGTAGCTCGGCGTGATGTTCCTGCGCGATTGTAAACGGGCTGCAGCTTGTGAATATATGTTCGCTCAATAGCGAATGCGTGCTGCAACTCGGCCGGAATAAAGTAAGCGCGGTCAAATCGCTTGTTTCGGCAATGATCGCCAATGCGCTTGGCTACACAATGAGTCGCGCCGACATAAACGACACGACTCTGAAACATTAAAAAATATACGCCTGCGCACTGGGCAGAAAAGTCGGCAAGACGCAGCACATTAGTGTGCGAGGGATCTACAAACCAAAGCGGCTTGGTTTCGTTGTTTTTCCACTTTGGAACGGACGCGAGCAGTTCCTGCCATAAATTTGCTGCGCGCTCGGCGGCCTCATCAATGTTTTGCGTTTTTAGGTGGTATTCACGTCTTTCGCCGTTTCTTTGAATGCGCACATAGTAATTTGTGGACTCAACCTCTTTGTTGTCCTTGATCCAGCGGCGCTTGCTAACGCGAGAGCGCCAGTAGTCGGCGTTGCGCTTATCGCTGCCGCATACGGCAATCGCGCTATTCATTGAGCGCCTCCCAGAGCTGTTTGTCCGGCGCGTAGACGGAGCCATCGCTGTCGCTGGTGCGGCCAACCGGCGCGGTGCCCTCAAAGCGGGTGAGGCTTGGGCGCCAAGTAAGGTTGAGTGTCCCGGTGCGGCCGGCGCGGTGCTTGGCAACGATCAGCTCGGCGTCCTGCGGGTCGGGTTCTTGGTCCTGCACGGCGTAGTAGCAGGGGCGATGGACCAAGCACACGATGTCGGCGTCCTGCTCAATGCTGCCGGACTCGCGGAGGTCGCTAAGTTTGGGGCGGTTGTCGCTGCGGTTTTCCGCTTGGCGGTTGACCTGGGCGGCGGCGACCACCGGCACGCCCAGCTCCATGCTCATGGCTTTGAGTCCGCGGGAGACGAAGCCGACTTCGTTTTCGCGGGACTGGGCGCCGCTGTGCGAGACGAGCTGCAGGTAGTCAACGAAGATGCACTTCACGCCCCAGCGCCGGACGGCCAAGCGCGCGCGGCCGCGGATGTCGAGCAGCGTAAGGCCGCCGCGGTCGTCAACGTAGAGCGGCTCGCTGGCGAACTGCGTGGCGGCGTCCATAATCCTGTGCTTGATGGATGCGGTGAGGAAGCCGTTGCGGATGATCTCGGTATTGGTCTCAGCGCGCGAAAGGACAACGCGGGCGGCCAGTTCGTTGGCGGGCATTTCAAGGGAGAAATAAACGACCGGCACGCCGCGGCGGGCCATGTTGTCGGCCATGTTCAGCATCAGTGCGCTCTTACCCATGGCGGGACGCCCGGCAACGATGGTGAGCTGGCCGCCGCGGAGACCGCCGGTGACTTGGTCAAAGTCCTTGATGCCGGTCTGCAGGCCGAGCTTGCGGTTGCCGGACATCAGTGCCTCCAGCTCGTCGAGGAGGCCCGGCACGATGGCGCTTGGAGCGCGCATGCTGTCGGTGGCGGTGGTCAGCGAAAGGCTCAAGACCGCTTCGCCGGATTGTTGGAGGACGCTGTCGGCGTCGGTTGCCATGTCTTGAGCGGCGGCCTGCATGGCGACTGCGGAGTCAATGATCCGGCGGCGGGCGTGGAGGTCGCGCAATGTTTGAGCGTGGTACTCCACTGCGGCGGGGCCGCCCGCGGAGTTGCCGAGCATCTCGGTAAGGGCACCGGCACCGCCGACCGAATTTAGCTTGTGCGCTGCATCGATGCGCTGGGTCACGGCGATGACGTTGGGCGTGCCGCCGGAGGCGCGAACTTCGGTGATGGTCTCAAAGACCAGCCGGTGCGCGGGCGTGAAGAATAGATCGGCGTGGAGACCGGAGACCTCGTCAACGAGGTTCGGGTCGGCCATGAGGCTGCCGAGTACGGCGCGCTCGGTGGCGGGCGACTGGGGCACGGTGCGTTTCATTTAGGCGTGGCCTCCGTCGTTGTCGTCATTCCCCAGGGCCAGAAGCGTCACGATCATAAACGCGACCAGCAGCAGCTGGGTCGTTATGACAAAGACGCTGCTCACTGCGCTTCTCCTTTTTCCGGCGATACAGGTCCGCGCGCCACTTGAGCCAGCGGTCGGCGGCTTCGTCCACGGCGATGATGTCCTCGGCGATGTGTGGCCATTGTTCTCGGAGTATTCGTTTGCGTTCAGGGTTCATTGGGCGCCTCTAGGTGCTGCGGTGTGGCGTCCGGGATCTGTAGGCATATGTTGGCAAATGTTGGCATGCGGATCAAAGGTTTTTTGGGAGGATCGGCCATTTTTTTAGGTGGCCAAAATCGCGGGGTTCGCTGACCAAGGTGACCCTGCCGCAGACCCCGCAGGCGTCTTCGTGCCAAGTCGAGACGTGGTCGGCGGGCATGCCGCGGCCGTGGGCTTCGCCGCAGGGGCGGCAGATCCAGTCGGGGTAGGGAAACTGCTCGCGGACTTTGGTCAAAATGTCGGAGAGCGAGTCTTCTTTGTGGAAGATCGCCTCGTAGTTGCGCCGGTAGAGGTCGCCGTTGACCGGCCGCGGGCTGTCGCCTTTGCCGGCGCTCATAGCTCGTGGGGCACCTTGGCGTTGCACTCTTCCCAGAACTGCTTGCGATAATGCTCCTCCATCTGCTCCATGTGCTCCATGGCCAACTCGTCCTCCACGATGCGCTCAAGATCCCAGCTCATCGGCAGGTGCTTGACCCGGGAGCGGGCCTCAAGGCGGACTTCCCGCGGAACCCGCTTGATCTTGCCGGGGATGCAGAGATCAAGCAGGAACCGGCGGGCAGATGCGATGGCGCGGGCCTGCTCGCAGGGCGTGCTCATAGCGGCTGGGCAGCCTCAAGAAGCGCCTCATGCTTGTCGTTGGCCACGTCCTCCGACAGCGCGGCGCATCGCTCCAAGACGCGCCGGAGGCGGTTGTTGCGCTTGATCAGCTCGCGGACGCGCTCCTCCAGAGCTAGCTCGTTGTAGGCGCCAAAGTTGTTGCCGAAGCCTATTTCGCCCACGACCAGGTCAGGGATCATCGTGCTCATTTGCGGGCCTCCTTGAGTTCGTCGGCGAGCAGGCGGACGAGGCTTCGTAGGGCCATGATGGTGGCGATGGACTCGTCGGCGATCTGCTCAACGTATTCGACATTGATGTTGGCGGGTTTCGGCTTAACGGCAGCCGCCTTCTTGGTGGTTTTTGGCTTTTTCATGCTGATTTGGACATTTGTACAGTTAGGGGTGGGACATTGGCTGTACTAGGGGTCAAAGATTCTTGGGAATATGGAGCTGCGATTTGGTACAAAAGATCCCAGTTGTCAGGTTCGCGGTCGGCAACCATTTCGCCGTGGGCGCCATAACGACTTTTGCGCAATTGCCGCCTTAGATCCGGCGGAGTATAGGTGGTCGTGAGGCGATTCCCTAATTCAGCCCTTGCATACAACAACCACTGCTTGCGATCCGGCAAATACACAGCAAGCACGTCGTACGCATCAGCTGAGTAAAGTTTGCCTTTTGACGAGTTTTCAATCTTGTAGCGACCGAGCCTTTCATCCCACACGGCGGTTTTGACCTGCACGACAACCGGCCGGCCGCCAGGCAAGCGGACGATGTAATCAAAGTCTTTGCCGCCGCCGGAATGCATGGCCACCTCGTAGCCGCGCTCTAGCGCCTCAATCTCAAAGCGCCTTTCAACAATGGTGCCCTTGGGAACCGCCTGTAGGGGTGCGATTTGCTGCGTCACGCTGCGTTCTCCTTCTCAAATTGTTCCCGCATCTCGGCGAGCGAGCGCTCAAGGGCGGTTTGTTTGGGGCGACCCTGGGGTGGCAGCTCGACGATGGTGGGCTTCTGCGGCGGCTCAGGCGGGAAGGGCTTAACCCAGCCAGCGGCGATACACTTCTTGATCGATTCAACGGCCTGCTGCTCGTTGACCGCGGACAACTCGCCAAGGATGATCTTGGCAGCGAGCGGCGTTAGGGGATTGCGGCGGCCCTTGATCGGGGAGGCGCGGTGCTCAATGAAGTGCAGCCACCATTTTTGGAACCCAGCACCATGGGGCAGCGGAATAGATGCTGGGTCGAATTTGGGAGCGGTGGCGCGTTTTGGTTTGGGTGCCGCTACTTCCGAAATAGGTAGCGAAGGCGATGAAGTCGCCGGAGCGGGCGCGTCAGCGCTTTGTCTTTCAGTCTTATTATTGTCTTTGTCTTTGGGTGTCAGATGGCGACACTTAACTGTCGTAATCTGACGGTTCGTGTCATTTGGCGACACTTTACTGTCGTAATCTGATATATCAGATGGCGACACTTCAGCCGTTTCAGCGTGCCGTAAATAGCCACTCAGCTCGTACTCGGTGGCCAAATTGCGACCGCCAACGCGCAGCACCCTAAGCTCGCCTGCGGCCACAAGGCGCCGGACCGTCTCCTTGAGACCGTTGACGCTTTTAAGGCCGGCCTGCTCGCGCAACTGCTCGTTGCTCATGTAGGCTAGGTGAGGAGTTGCTTGGTCAGACTTCCAAGCCAAGGTCGTCAGCACCATCTTGGCGGCGACATCCTGCAGACCGCAGAAGCGGATCGCATAGTTGGCAGCCTTGACGCTCATCGCGGTGTGCGGCGGTGGCGGTTGGCCTTGCAGATGTCAGAGCTTTCAAAGAGCAGCACGCCGTCCACATTCGCGGTGCCAGACCAACGCGCGCCCAGAGTGGCGAACCTTGGATCGCTGACCGGCTTCCAGCTTTTTGCGTCTTTGACCGAAACAATGACCTTGTCGTGCCAGCCCGCTTGAGGCACGCCCTCGGCCCATAGGTAGTGGGGATGATTGAAGGGCTGGTGGCGGCACAGCTTGATGTTTGCGTAGCTGTCGCCGGCGACCAGCCCAACCTGCTCGGCGGCGGCCACGGCCATTTCTCTGGCAGTCTTGGGGGCGGCTTTGAGGATGGCTTCGGGAGGCGTGCCCATGGGCGCGGTCGGGCGCGGTTGGGCGCGGTCTGCGTCTGTGGGCGGCTCCGGGGCGGGTTGGCTGATGGGTTGACTAAAGGTTGACTTGGCGCGGGTTACGATGTCTTTGATCATAAGGTGTTTTTGCTAAAAATTTCGGGAGGCCGAAGCGGTCGGGGGTATTGAAGAAAACAGAAGCGACCGACCGCCCCCTCCCCGGTCGGACAGAGGAACATGCTTTGTGATGTTCAATTGTGAGTCATTGTACATGATGAAGATTGTATCGTGTTATAGCGTAACGTGTTGATCATCAACGCCCGCGCTGTCACGATCCGGCGTTATCGGTGCGTCGGGCAGGGCTGGAGCGTCCTTTTGGCCGCCGGGTTCCTGGGCGCCGACCGGTTCAAACGCCACATCAATCACCTGCTCGCTCTTCAGCCCGCTCACAAAGCT